GTCGTTTTGACCCTTGAATTAGGGCTACCGGAAGAGGCATAGGCATCGTCCGGACATAAGCGTCGTAAATTTCTTTTCCAAGTCGTATAGCGTCGTCGTTGTCGAGGGGGTTGTATGTCAGTTGTCGTTGAGTTGAGCAAAAATCACAGTTAAATCTGCACAAACTACCAATTAGTCTCATAGCTTCGATGTAATCAAAGCCAGTTTTACCAATGTGATCGATTGTAGCAGGCACTGCACACTTAGTAAAAAGTGCTTGTGCGTAATGATTCGGTCGGGGAACCGCGGGCTGGGAAGAATAAACTCTCTCCGCCACGCGTACACGTTCTTCGGCTTTCTGCAATATCTTTGACAGATATGCATCCGTCCACACTTGACACCGCATCAGAGCGGCCTTCACTTGGGGCACACCAATACGCCTAAGAAAGTGGTCAAAATAACCACCTTCATCGGAATACTGCATAACGTTACACACGTCACATCGTTTACACGGGGAATAAATCTCGTTCAAGTGCAGTGAGAACTCACAGGCTGATGGGATATTTAGGAAGAATTGTCTTCCCAAATATCCAATCAGCCCACTCACTGCAATCATCAATGTCGCGTCCAATGTCTTCGAGCCGGTAAAGGCAGGAAGAGGTCTGGCTAACGCTGCTCCTACATATCCTAAGAATGCACCAGCAACGCCAACCATTTTACTACAGGTCTTCGATAATCCACTCGCAACAGTAGAATAAATATACTTAATGGTCGAACCAAACACTTTACATGCTTTGTTAAACACATTTTGTAGCTTTATTCTCCAAGCTCCTTCCAATGGGTCAGGGGTTGATACATCTACCAACTCCTCGTCAATTTCCTCGTCTTTCGCATCCGAGAAAACATCCGTCAATATGTCACCATATTGACGTTTGAATTCTTTCACTTCGTCAGCAGATAGTGAGGGTCCATGCGTTAACAATAGACAATCACACAATGCTTTCTCGTTTCCACAAACACACACGCGCGCTTTACAAGCACACATGTCCTTTGTCGCACACGTCGTC